CATTCGTTTTTAGCCACCGGCCAACCTTGGTATCTTTGAACTTCTTTTTTTGTTTTAGCTGTTCCATTATAAATAGTTGTAAACTGTTTTTCCGTTTTCTTTTGTTGCTTTCAGTACCTCACCACGGTTATTTGCGATACGGCACGATACATGAACCCATTGAGGTTGATCATCGGATCCGAATTCCCATACTAACTGATCGAAATTGGTGTTATAACGTATATAGTTAAAAAGAGCTGCATTATCGTTACACTGTACATCAGCAGCTTCGCCACGTGTATGTTGTGAATTATCTGCCCCTCCTATCATCTGGTTGAGTGCCGGTGAACGATAACCGCTTGAGATAAAAAGTGCCATTCCTAACTTATCGCGTGAAGGTTGCAAAACGGTTGTAACCAAATTGCGAAGCGATGCAATATGCATTGCACCCGGAACATTACTAATACCATGGTTAATGGCTGTAACACTATCGGTAAACTCCTTTAATGTGAAATTGTCAGAAAGCTTCATTTCTCTTTAAAATATTTATCGTTAAGTTCAAGATGCCTTATTCGTGAAGCGTGATTATCGAGCCGTTTTTCGTTCATCACAACACGGTCGGTAAGATTATTTACTTTCCCTGATGTTTCCACCAGCTTAGTGTTGAAATCGTAATTTTGTTTAATGAGCTCATCGAGCTTACTTACAATCCTGTTAATGCCTACCCAACTAACATCCAAAGTTTTATCTCCACGATCATTATCGTAATTAGTTAGCAAAATAAAAACGTGAGCGACGATTATAGCCTAAGTCTTAATCGGCATACGCCGCTCACTCATCTCGGGGTTGTTATCTTAAACTACCGCACTGCGAATAGAACCAAAACCAGTTTTGGTTTTAGGGAATGCCACATGATACAGACGGAACCCGACAGTTGTTGCACGGTTCTCAGGGTCATCGGCTGCCTTGCGGTTATACATCTTCACACTTCCGGTTGCCTTAACCGAACGGCCTGCGTAGAATGCCACTGATGCGTTCTGGTCGTTGGTTGGGCTGGCAGCGGCACCGTAGGCCTTTTTCTGGCCGGTGGTATTGTCGTACACAGGGTTATAAACCTCCTCGTACACCTCAAATCCATACATGTTCATTATGCGGCCTGTAACCACATCTTTGTTCACGTAGTTTTTTTCAAAACTCTCTGATGCCAGGAGAAGGTCTTCAACGTGATCGGCACACAAAACGAGCAACCTGTTTTTACGAGGGATCTTCAGTGTGTCGAATTTCTTTTTAAGTGCAATAATATCGGCAGCAACCAGGCGACCTCGACCTGAACCATTATCGGCACCTGTTGTTTGCAAAATTTTTGTATTTACGGTATCGTATTTATCCAGGGCAATAACCACATCGTCATCGTCTCTGGTAACCGAACCTATAGGATAAGTATTATTATTTATAAGCACATCAGGGTCAGCTCCTATTTCGGCAAGGTGAATGGCATCATTATTCACATATTGATTTGCTGATGGAATACGACTCATAAAGGAGCCATCGTGCCTGAATTTATTTATCAGTTCACCGGTCCACAACTCCTTTAGCACTCCTGCAAAAAGGTTTACGCCCGGAGCCATAAAAGGCAGAACAGCCGATTGGATGACAGAAATAGCCAAAACGGCAGGTCCTGTATAGGTTACTGGAACACCAATGGCAAACGAAGCTGTAACAGCCATTACAGCCACGAAGAAAAGCCCGGTAATTAATGTTAAAATCTTTTTCATTTTACTTTGTTTTTCCTTGTACAAGCGAATGTATTCGCTACGATTATCGTTACGAAACTTCTCAACAGCATCGGCACCGAGCTTAATGAGATCATCAAACTTCTCAATCTTTGCATTTCGTCCGTTTGACGATAATGTGATAACATCAGATGGTTTAACCATATCGGGCATCATGTCAACAACCGACTTAAGAGTTTCAAGTCCACTCTCTTTACCAAGTTTAATAAGTTCATCACGCTTATCAGCAGTGAATTTCTTATCAATATTGGCATCTACAAGAGTCGTAATGACATTGTCATTCATCTGTTTCACCTGTTTTACAAGATCATCGTGCTTAAGCTTAATGCTTTCAGCTTGAGATGCAAGTTCAAGTTTATCTTTTAAAGCTTTTAGCAGAGTCTCCTGCGAAGCTTCCGGGTTCATGGCCAGCATAACAGCCACTTGCTTTGTAAAATCCATATCTATATTGGTTTTAATGTTAGTATTACTGTTTTTTTGTTGTGTTGTGGGTTTCGATAACGGCGGAATGTAGCTTCCTACATTATCCTTACTAAGTGTTACGAGCTTGTTTTCAGTGTTGTAAAGAGCAAGCCTAAGAGCGTTAGGGTTACTGCCGAGATCTACAATAGAAATTTCATGAAGAGTACTTTTAGTAAGTGTCATACCTGTTTGTCCGGGCAGTAAATATTCATCTTCATCACTTAAAGCCACAGGTTCAAGACCGGGAGAGGTCATCCTTATAATGCCGTTTTCAACTTTCTGTTCAATCTTACGTGCAAACTCATCATCCTGGTCAAACTCAATATCTGCAATCAGTCTGCCTATATCTTTACTTAGTGAAACAACTTTGCCTATTGGGAAAACCTCAGTCTCTTTATTGTTTTCATCACTCCGTCGTCCCGGGCGTTTGTGCATCCACAATACAAGTGGGTTTTTTTCAAACTGAGACAAGTCGATACCATCAGTCATTACACGAAACCCGTAAGAGTTTAGAACATTCTCATCACTAACAATAAAAGTATATGTTTTCGGCATGTCTGTTTCTTTGCGTTTTACTTAAATCAAACACAAAAATGCAAGGCCTTGAATTAACTGCCAAATATAATATTATAGCATGTCATATTGTCATTAACATTTGATAACTTATTTTATTACAACGCTTTTCAGGTCTACTTTTATCATGAAAAAGATATCTTATTTATATGGCAAAGTTAAATGAAGCAAAAAAAGAGCTGGCATATATGCTCTTTATGTCGGGAGTAAGTCAGAAGGAGATAATGCAGCGTGTAGGCATAGGCTCAACAGTTACTATTCAGAGATGGATAGAAAAGGGCGGGTGGCGTGAAAAGCGAGCTGCAAAAACTGTAACTCGCCAGGAACTGATTACCGGGATACTTCAAAAGATAGCCGACCTGATAGATGGTGATAATGAGAATTTCAATCCTGATCAGTTAGTAAAACTTGCATCGGCTATCGACAGGCTTGATAAAAGCAATTCGCCAATTATAATAATGGATGTATTTACCGACTTTTCATCCTGGATTCAACAACAGGCCACTCTAGATACCTCTATTACTATAGATACTATTAAGCTCTTTAATAAATATCACGATGCTTTTGTATCGTCAAAAATGAGCGGTCAGGCATGAGTAAATTAAGCGATGCATATAAAAGGTGGAAAGAGCATTGTAAAAATGTTCAGGCAGCTACCACAATTAACCGTAACGAAGATCCGGTAGTTAAGCATAAGCGCATAAAACGTGCAATGAAAGATTATGCCTACTGGGTTGAGCAGTATTTTCCACACTATGCTACCGATAAGTGTGCAACATTCCATATACGTGAAGCAAACAAAGTGCTTCGTGACGAAAACTTCTTTGGTGTATGGGAATGGCCAAGGGAACATGCTAAGAGTGTACATGCCGATGTGATTCTTCCTTTGTGGCTGTGGGTGCACAATGAGCTTAAAGGTATGATACTGGTAGGTAAAAATGAAACCGATGCAGCAAACTTATTAAGTGATATACAAGCCGAATTTGAATATAATCAACGACTTATTCAGGACTTTGGGGCTCAAAAGAAAACAGGAAGCTGGGAAGAGGGTGAATTTGAGATTGCCGACGGTATCCTATTCAAGAGTTACGGACGCGGACAGAGTGCCAGGGGATTAAGGAACCGTGAAAAACGTCCTAACTATCTGGTGTGGGATGACCTTGACGATGACGAAATTATACACAACCCCAAACGTATTGATAAGGTAGTTGACTGGCTTCTTGGCTCTGTTTACGGAGCTCTTGACATACGTAATGCCCGTATGCTTGGTGTAGGTAATCGTATTCATACACGTAGTATACTTGCCACTGTTGTAGGAGATACCGAACCCGGTAAGCCCAAACGTAAAGGTCTGCACCATTCAAAAGTTATGGCCACAACCGACGGCACATTTACCGGAATACCATCGTGGAACGAAAAATTTACATCAGAGCAGCTTCAAATGAAGTTTGAACGGATGGGTTTTACAATTGCCAATCGTGAGTATTTTCACCGTACAGGCCTTACCGGTAAAAACTTTAAAGCAGAGTGGATAAAATGGAAATATATACCATCGCTGAGAAGTATGGATAATATTGTTGCCTATTTCGACCCTTCATACAAGCCCAAAACAACAAACGATTATAAAGCAATACGTGTTTGGGGCAAAAAAGGAATTAAGCTATACTGTATTGATGCATTTGTGAAACAGACAACCATTACCGAAACTGTTAAATGGTTATTTGATTTTCATGATAATCTGCCTGAAGGGGTAACTGTTGACTATTACATGGAGGAGGTATTCCTTCAGGATATGTTTTTTGATGATTTTGAAAATGAGGCTAAAGAACGGGGATACTATCTTCCAATCAGAGGTGATAAACGAAAGAAACCTGACAAGCTTGCAAGGATACTGAGCATGGTTCCACTGTATGAACGCGGGCTGATCACCTTCAACATAAAACAGAAAAATAACTATCACATGATAGTTGGCAATGAACAACTGCTGGCAATAGAGAAAGGAAGTACACTGCCTGATGATGCTCCTGATGCTGATGAAGGTGCAATATGGATTTTACAGAACCGTGGGCGTATGGAGAGCTTTGGCGGAACAGTTGGCAAACGAAAACGACCTGATGGATGGTAGTGGGATGTTTGATGGGTGATGTTTGATATATGATTTAAACTTTTAACTATGGCATATTTACAACAAGAGGATGTAGAGGTAATAATTTACGGAGAAGAGCTTGAGGTGCTAAAACAAGCACTTGAAACTCATTTCAACAGTGCTGAGGCCTCTACTGTTGATTTTTTCAAAGGATATCTGCGAACCAGATACGATGTTGAAGCCCTGTTTACCGAATGGGACGGCACAGGCGATGACCCACGGCCAAAAGCCCTCATTACATTCATGGCCGATCACCTGCTTTGCATACTTTATGCCACCCAGCCCGACAGGATGATACCTGAAAACAGGATAGTTAGATGCGATGCAGCTAAGGAGTGGCTTGAGGATATCAATTCTGGTAAGATAGATCCTGGATTTCCTGTTCCGGAGGATGAAGATGGTGAAGAATTAAACGCACCGGTAAAATGGGGAGGAAATACAAAAGTTTACGGAATGTGGTAAATAATTAACAAATACACAATGCAGTTACAAGAGATAAAAAGACTATATAATTTAGCAAAAGACAGTAGGTTTTTTGACAAAAAAATACGGCTTGCCGATAAAGATATAAGCCGCAACAAAGCAGTAAGCATTATTACAAAGCTTAATGTAGAAACAAAGCAGCTTACGCAAAAGGAGATTGCTCGTTGGCGTAATGCACATCAACTGGCCTTGTTTGTTGAAGATCCTAAACGTTATGAGCTTTATAGCATATATGATGATGCACTGCTCGATCTTCACCTTGCCGGGGCCATTCGTAACCGAAAGTTGGCAGTTATGGCAAGCCCATTTCGTTTAACCAATGAAAATGGGAAGACTGATGATGCTGCAACTTCGCTTATAAATAAAAAATGGTTTCGCAAATTTGTTAGCCTGGCCCTCGACAGTCGTTTCTATGGTCATAGCCTTATACAGTTTGATAATATAATACGGGAACCACAACTTAAATTTAAAGATGTAGAACTAGTACCGCGTGAACATGTATGCCCCGAATACGGAACTATACTGAAGAATATAAGCGATTCCGCTAAAGATGCAATGGCTTACAGAGAAACCCCACTAATGGATTGGGCTATTGAAGTTGGTGACAAGGATGATCTTGGCGAACTGCTTGGCGTATCAAAAGAGACTATAAGCAAAAAGTTTGTAATGCAGTTCTGGGATCAGTTTGCCGAAATATTCGGTATGCCCATACGTATGGCAACTACTACCAGTCGTAATCCAAAAGATAAAGCTGCTATTGAAAATATGCTCGACCAAATGGGATCGGCTGCATGGGGATTGTTTCCCGAAGGCACAACAATTGAAATGATAGCCAGTAAACAAACGGATGCTTATGAAGTATACGATAAGCGCATAGAGCGAGTAAACAGTGAGATAAGCAAAAAAATACTTGGTCAGACAATGACTATGGACGATGGGTCGTCACTTAGTCAGGCAAATGTACACGCAGAGGTTGCTGAAGACATTAAGTATGCCGACAGGATATTTCTTCACGATGTGATAAACGATGATCTGTTACCATTTTTGGTGAGACACGGCTTTCCGGTAAAGGGCTTAGAGTTTGTATGGGATGACACTTATACCTACTCACCCAATGAAATGACCCAGATTGAACAAATGCTACTGAACCATTACGATATTGATGCTGCTTACTTTGAGGAGAAATACGGTGTTAAAATATCGGGTAGCAAACAGCAGATTACTGACCCCGAAAAAAAAAAATTAACCCGGCCAACCTTACCCGACTGGATTTTAAGTATGCAGGAGGAATAATACTGCCACTTTTAACACTTGCTTCTACTACGGTTATAAACACACCTGAAAACATAATTAAATC